TTACCGGGAATGCTTTGATATATACCGACGATAAAATGGGTATGCGAGTGTTCCGTCTGGACCGTTTTGTTATCGAGAGAGATCCGATGGGTAACGTCTTATATATTGCCACTAAGGAAACTTTAAGTTACTCGGCACTTGACGATGAAATCAAAGAGGTCATCGGGCATCCTAAAGAAATTTCTAAAAGCACCGACATTGAAAATGTAAATCTGTTTACCGCTATTTGTCGACACGATGATAAGTGGTTACTGAAGCAGGATATAAACGGAACTCTTTTACCAAAGACCGGGGGATTAATTCCTTTAGATAAGAACCCTTATATACCTTTAAGATTCTCCCGGGTAGACGGCGAGAGTTACGGCAGATCTTTTATTGAGGATATGCTCGGTGATTTACAAAGTCTCGAGTCACTTACTCAAGCTATTGTTGAAGGCTCGGCGGCAGCGGCAAAAGTTCTTTTCCTTGTTTCACCGAACGGCACTACGAAAGCCCGGGATCTTAGTAAAAGTCCTAATGGTGCTATCGTTAGCGGCTCGGCGAACGACGTGTCTACTTTACAGCTAAATAAATTTAATGACTTCCGAGTAGCTGCCGAGACAATCAATCAAATCAAAGACAGGCTCGGACAAAGCTTCTTGCTTACCAGTAATGCAATTCGAAATGCTGAGAGGGTAACCGCCGAGGAGATCCGTATGGTATCTCAGGAACTCGAAAGTTCTCTCGGTGGATTGTATTCACTACTTTCTAATGAGCTACAAACTCCACTCGTAAAACGCATCATGGACGTTATGCAAAAGTCTAAGAAGATGCCGAAGTTGCCGAGTGATCTAGTGAAGCCTGTAGTAATCACCGGGCTTGAAGCGTTAGGAAGAGGGAATGATTTACAAAAGCTCGATGCGTTTCTTGCCGGGGCTGCTCAAGTAGTAGGTCCACAGGCTATAGGAACATTTGTAAACATCGATGAATACTTTAAAAGACGAGCCACTTCCCTCGGTATCAAAACTGCCGGACTTATCAAAACTCAAGAAGATATTTTACAGGAGCAACAGCAAGCTCAGATGCAACAGATGGCAGAGAAGCTTGGACCCTCGGCTATTAAGAGTGCTACGGATCAACAACAACAACAGCTAGAACCTAGCGAATAAAATAAATAAACGGAGGTAATAAAAAAACTAATATGCAACAAGTAAAAATCAACGAGCCTACTGCTGAAGAGCAACATAACCCCTCACTTGAAGAGGAGCTTGAGATGCAACAAAAGGCTAGGGAAGAAAAAGAAGAAACACCGCAACCCGAAGAGGAAGCACCGGAAGATCCAGTACAGCAACAAGAAGAAGAAGCCGAAGAACGCCCAGAATGGTTACCAGAAAAATTTAAAACTCCAGAAGCATTAGCAAAAGCTTATAGTGATCTTGAAAAGAAACAAAGTGAACAAGCCGATAGCTCGGAGGAGTCTACCTCGGAATCTACCTCGGAGACAGAAGCGGTATCAAATGTCATACAAGAAGCTTCCGATTCTTTTTACGAAAACGGAGAGTTATCCGACAAGAATTTTGAAGACTTAGAGAAAGCCGGGATTCCCCGGGAGTTCGTCGAGGCTTACGTAAAAGGACAAGAAGCAACAATGAACGCCGAGATAGCTTCTATCACCGACTCCATTGGAGGGCAAGAAAATTATGACGCTATGGTTCAATGGGCTAGTGCAAACTTACCATCCGAGGAAATCGATAGCTATGACGAGATCGTTGCAACAGGCGGAACAAACGCCGCAAAGATGGCAGTTAAGGGCTTATACGCACGATATATGAGTGAAGGTGGGGGATCGTCCGTGAATATTGCAAAGGGAGCGACTTCCGGAGCGTCTCTTCAGCCTTTTAGGTCAATGTCACAAGTTACTGATGCCATGAAGACCAAGCAATATCAACAAGACCCGGCATACCGCAAAGAGGTCGAACAAAGAATTTCAATATCCAACCTATAAAAAAAAATAGATGATAACATACATAATCGAAAATAAGGAGCAGTTAATAGCTATTGCTACGGCTACTGTTACGTTAGCTTCTCTTGTAAGTGCTTTGACACCTAACAAGACAGATAACAAGATAACAGCAATCGTCTTGAAGCTAATCAACTGGCTCGCTCTTAACATCGGAAAAGCTAAACCAAAACAATAACGACACTTATGATAAAACTACTTGTAACTCTTCTGATTAACTTCCCGAGGATATGCGAGTATTTTTTCAAAGTCGTTGAAGCGTATGAAGAGGAAGCTTATAAGCGTAGTCGTGAGCATAACACTGATCTCATTGATGAGTGGCTGTACAACGATGAAACCTCCGAAGAGCAGGATTCCCCATTTCATCTCGAAACTGAAAGTCCATTCATTCACCGCCCCGGAAAAGGCAACAATCGCCGAGATCCTGAGATACGTAAATGAATTGGAACACAGGAGATAAATAGATTTCAACACACAACAAAGAACACTAAATAGACCGAAAGGTTTGTTGCGAGTGCGACCCCTTGCGAGGGACAATCAATAACAAGAACAAATTACTAGAGGCTTTTTAAGTTTATTGGAGTGCGTTGTTTAACAAAGAAGAAAACAACAAACAAAAAATAAATAAAGAAAGGTAAATAATATTATGGCTGATATAGGCTCAAATATACCAAGAGCAGGTAACCCTAATAACAGTACACAAGCAGCGGATCAAGATACGTTGTTCCTCCAAGTATTCTCTGGAGAAGTGCTAACTGCTTTTGAAGAAGCAAACGTGATGCGAGAGCTTCACACAGTAAGAACTATAAGCGAAGGAAAAAGTGCTTCCTTCCCTGTAACCGGTGTTGCCGGGGCAGCTTATTTAACTGCCGGTGAGGATATCTATGATGGTTCCAATCACCTCAGTAAGATAAAGCACAGCGAGAAAGTCATCACAATCGATGATCTTCTTGTAAGTTCAACCTTCATTGCTGACATTGATAGCTTGAGAAATCACTTCGATCTAAGAAGTATTTACTCAAGGGAACTAGGTAAGGCACTCGCTAAGAGATTCGACCTTGCCGTAATGAAAACACTCGTTGCAGGAGCAGGAGCAGCAGAGGCTACCGACCAACCGGCAGGTATTTCTATCACTGGTTTTGGAGCTTTCGCTGACGCTAATGGTGAGAAAGTGGTTGACGCTATTGTAAACATTGCCGAGGAATTAGACAAAAATGATATTCCGGATGACGGAGATCGTTTTGCTGTTCTTCCTCCAGAGCTTTACTACTTACTTATCAGTGATGCTTCTGGTAACATTGCTCTTAACAAGGACTACGGCGGAGTTGGTTCTATTGCCCAAGGTAACGTACCTATGGTTGCAGGAATCAAGATCTTCAAGTCTAACCACGTTAAGGATATTGCAGTTGCAGACGGATCTCAAATCCAAGACGATGACTCAGCTAAGAACAACCCGTTCGATGACGCAGGAGCATCAGCAGCAAACGGCTACAACGCTGATCTTTCAGCTCTCCGTTTCATCGGTGGGCACAGAAGTGGCGTAGGAACAGTCAAGTTGCTCGATCTTGCGACTGACATGGATTACAGCGTTCAGAGACAAGGCACTCTCCTTGTCGCTAAGTACGCAATGGGGCACAATTTCCTCAGACAAGGTGCGTGCGTCAAGGTCGTTAACTAATTATAAAAGTTAGTAAACAACAAAACATCACAAGAGATTGGGTGGGGGAATCAACAAAGGTTCCCTCGCCCTTTTTCTTTTCACTTATAAATACATTTAAAATTTTATGGCTACACTTACAACAAAGCTAGAAGCTTGTAATGTCATGCTTGGTTACATTGGGGAAGCCCCGGTAAACAGCATCAGTAATACCTCGGAACTTCCGGTGTCAGCAGCAAACGCCGTTACAATCTTGGAGGAAACATCGAGAGAAGTACAAAGCGAAGGATGGCACTTTAATACTGAGTCAGATATTGCTTTGACAGGTAATGCAGCCACCGGGACCATCACGCTTGACGAGGATATTCTCCAAGTGGATCACGATGGTACTGAGGACGTGGACCTCGTACAGAGAGGGCGTTCTTTATTTGATAGGAAAAATAATACCAGTGTATTCACCGAGGAGATAAAAGTTACGGTAGTTAAATATCTCGATTGGGATAGTTTACCGGAACAAGCTCGGCGATACATAACCTTGAGGGCTGCTCGTTCTTTACAATCAAGACTAGTAGGCTCGAGGGAACTTGAAGCACTTATCATACGTGATGAGTTTGCGGCAAAAGCTAATTTAGAAAACTCGGATAACAACAATTCCGACAGAACAATATTTGATAACTTTGATGTCGCTCGGAGGATCGGTATCAACAGAAATTATAATCCTTACTAATGCCTTTAATTAATACTTCTCTCCCCAATCTTGTGCAGGGAGTTAGTCAACAACCGGCTACTCTACGTTTCGATGGACAATGCGAGGAACAGATAAACGCTTTATCGTCAGTTACGGATGGTTTGAAGAAACGCCCTAACACGAACTATATTAAACAGCTAATAGCTAAGTCTTTAGATGACGGGGCTTTTGTTCATTTTATTAATAGAGACAACAATGAAAAGTATGTCCTTATTATAGAAAACACTTCAATTACATCCTCTGAAATAACAACTCTTAAAGTATATAACATTTTAAATTCTAGCAGCACCCCGGTTGAAAGCACTCAAATATCAGGATCAACGGCGTATCTTTTTGTTCCTAGAACCGGAGTTAATGCCGCCAAGCCTAAAGATGTTCTTAAAGCTCTCACGGTAGGCGATACAACTTTCATACTTAACACCAGTAAAACCGTTAATAGAAAAGGAGGAACAGACAAAAGCCCGGCTATAACTTCCTCGTCAACCACTAACAAAGCTCTCGTGTTTGTTAAGAAAGGTGACTACTCTACTGAGTACAACATAAAGATTAAGGCTAGGTATTATACAAGTGGTACTCTAAATAATGGCATTACAGCTACGCAAGTTACCTCAAGTGGTCAAATAGGTTACGAACTTGATTTAAATGGTAATTTACTTGAGGAAGCTACTCATTTTGCTAGCGGAACATTAAGCTCCTCTAAGCATGAATTTAATGCCTCTTTTAAAACAAACGCTCAAACTTCTGGAGCTACTACACAAGGTATTAGTGCAGGAGTTATAGCAAAAAGTTTACGAGATTCTATATCCAGAGCTTTAAGAAGTTTTGGTACAAGAACACAATCCTCGGGGGGCTTTGGTTATAATTATGATGGTTTTAAAAACACTCACCTTACAGTAGGAGATGTAACCGCAGTAAGCTCACAAGCCGAGGGGGATTATAACGCTAAACATACTGCTGATGATAATTTTGCAATAGTAGCAGACACATCAAAAGCCAATTATCAACAATACGTCTTTGAAATAACTTCATCGGATAACGTAGAGTTTGAGATATCAGCTTTCGATAGTAAATCGGGATCAGCCCTCGGGGTAGTCTATAAAGAAGTAGATTCTATTTCAGACTTGCCGACCATAGCTCCGAACAATTTTAAAGTTAAAGTACGAGGAAGTGCCGAGGATAACGAAGATGATTTCTACGTAAAGTTTGAAACAGATTCCGGCGGTTCAGAAATATCAAATGGAGGTTGGGTTGAAGATGTAGGCTTTGATGAGTTTATAGAATTAGATAACGCAACTCTTCCTTACAAACTCGTAAACTTAGAGGAAGATGTGTTTGATTTTCAGGCTGCAACATGGAGTACAAAACAGGTAGGAGATTCTGACAGTAATCCTTTTCCCTCGTTCTTTAGCGGTACGGCAACAACCGGGGATCGTAAGATTTCTAATATGTTCTTCTTTAAGAACAGACTAGGATTCCTTTCGGAAGGTAGTATAATTATGTCAGAAGCCGGAGAATACTTTAATTTCTTTAGGACCACTGTAAGATCCCTTCTCGACTCTGATCCGATAGATGTTAACGTAGCCAGTAAACGAGTCACGACACTTTCCTCGGCGGTCGGCTTTCAAGAGAACCTTATACTCTTCGCAGAACGAGGACAATTTGTACTGCGTGGAGGAGAGTTGTTGACCCCTAAGACTGTCTCGGTAACTCCTATTACTAACTATGACAGCGATACAAGCACAACACCTCTTGAACTCGGTAGCTATTTATATTTTCCCTTCACTCGAGGTAATTTCACAGGTCTTCGAGAGTTTACTGTAAATGCTTCTACGGACAACTATGATTCCGCAGAGGTGACTTCTCACGTTCCTCAGTATATCCCGGCAAACATCTTAGATATTGCAGGGTCCACGGCGGAGAATATTATATGTCTTGTTAGTTCCTCGAATACTAAAGATATGTATATCTATAAATACTATTGGGAAGGTAATCAAAAAGTTTTATCTAGTTGGAGTAAATTTACATTTCCATTTGATATACGAGGAATAGAGTTTGTAGATAGTGACCTTTATATTGTCGCAACAAAAAACAACAAGACCGAGTTGCTTAAAATGCCGATGGAAGAAAAGTTGTTAGATGATAATACATTATTCAATACTTACCTCGATTTAAGACAACAAGCCACAGTATCGAACGGTCAGATAACACTTTCATTTACGCCGGAAAGCACCGACGAAATACAAGTATATACAAGAGAAGATGCAACCACAGGAACCAAGGCAGGAGCTTTAATACCTTCCACCGTCAACGGTA